TCTTTTTGCCCCCTTTTTCTGAGAAATCAAAGAGAATATACTTACCCCCGAGACCGAAAAGAATAGAAAAGCCTATTCTTTTTTCCGTCTGCGCCGCCGCTTGCTCCTGGCCCGTCTCCGGTCCGGCTGGTAGGGCAGCATATATTTGATCCAGGCAAATTCGCCGTATCCATTGCGGATAGGTCCCTGATTTTGCAGGATAATAGCCTCGGGTGGAGCTGCCAGTGTTACATAGTCCGGGACGGTCTCCGTCTCCGGCTCTGTCCGGGCCAGCCCCAGGGAGGGGGTCCAGGTCCGCTCTCCCACCTGTGGGTGCCCCCACTCCCGCGGCTCCTTGGTCAGGTAGCTGGCCAGGTCCTCATAGGTGTGGCCCTGATTGAACTCCAGCCGCCGGACCTCTACGTTGTCCCCATAGATCCAGAGCCGGCGGATCTCCTCCAGGTCTTCTCCGGTACTGTTGACCACCAGATGGTGGTGGAGCCGGCCGCCAGGACATCCACCTTCTGTCACATAAATATAGTGGAGCAGCTGCCCTCGGGTCTTTCGGGCCTTCCGCAGTTTGGAGAGGAACGACCGTATTCGCCGGATGGCCGCCTCCCGGTCCTCCGGCAGGTGCTTGTC